AACGCAACTGCATCTTGGTCAAACCAAAGGTGTACCGAAGATGATGCTTCAATGCCGCCCGACTTGGTTGCTGTAACATATTGACCAAGATTGGCAAAACAAATATCGCCAACATCGCCAAGTGTTTCGCAGTGTTGCGTTGAAACAACAGGTCTGCCAAGTAGCGTTCCAAATGGTGATCCACTTATGCCGCCCGCAGGTAAATAAATACCTGTGGAAATTGCCATCGTGAACAGTTGTTCTTCGATGTCTTGGTTGATGAACCAAACACCGCCAGATCGCCAAGGTGCATACATTCGTGACCACATCTTTGCAATGTTTTCAACCACAACGGTATCCGCAGCCTGTCCTGTTTCTTTTGCAACTGTAACCAACGCACTGCTGTTCAAGAAACCAAGTGGTTGTCCTGCACCTGTGCCACGGAAGATTGCTTCGCCCGCTTTGAACTCAAGTTTTTCACCCGCTTTGCGTGAAACAAAAGATTCCATTGCCGCAGAATCGGCAAGTAATTCTTCGGTCACAGGAACCAGGCAAGTCAATTTCCTGAGTCGTAAGTTTTTCTGCTTGAGCGCAGGTTTCGTTTGGGCGAGCGCATCAGCCTCGCCTTCCCATGCAGCGAGTATCCCACCGCTTGTTTGCCAAGGCGTAGTTTCGTCATCGGGGAAGGTGATGCTGTTGCCACTTAATTCGTAAGAATCAGTTTGTGCAAGCAGTGAATCCTCACCTGCCACGAATGAGTAAATAAAATCTCGAAACTCTGGTGGAACAGCAAAGCCGCCATCGGCACCAACTGTTTCGTTTCCGTAAGTAGAAAGAGCTGCCTTTGTCCAATCGGTCAATCGGTCAGGCGTATTCCTTCCATCTGCGGCTTTTGCAACATCGGCGTAAAACTCACCAACCCTGTTGTATCCGCCCTTTTTGTCAAATGAAAGTCGGTCTGCACCAACTTGAACATCTGCACTTGCCACTGGTGAATCATCTTCGCCAGTCGCTTTGCCAAGCAATTCCATTTCGTTCTTCATGTTTTCTTTCTCCGTTCGGAGTTCTTCGATTTCATCTGCCATTTGAGCCGCTGACAAGTCCATTCGCTGTTTGGCTCGGTCATCCCACATTGTCTCAATATCGTATTCCACGCCTTTGATTTCTACCGTAGCAGGATCAAGTTCGGAATCGTCAAGATGTTGTTGGATAGCCTCAAGCGTTTCTTCGCCTTCGTACCCTGCTGATAGCAGGTGTTTAATAAAGGTTTCCCAATTCATAGTTTTCTCTCTAATACGGTTCGCGTGTTTGCTTTGCACAGCATGAATCGGGGGAAGCCATCCACGGAGTTGCTTGCTTGATTGCAACCTAGTCTATTTGTAAGCGGGCAACGCGCTCGCCTATTTGTAAACGTTTTCTCTTGGTGTTCTCTTGCACTTGTCCGCTATCTATCTTCCACTCGTCCGCAAGCCACTTGTGATTCTTTGCCACTTGCATCACCAAACTGTCTTGGTTGGAAGGCACGTTGACAATAGAGAACTCCAACAACGACCATTTGGTTATGACATTTCGCACATCATCGCCAAACTTTTTTAAGTCCTTATCGGTTGGTTCACGCATCTCCAAGGGTATGAATCCAACCGAAAACGCTTTCAATATCCCCTGTTGGAACAAATTGAAAACGGTATCTGGAATCCACTCAACACTGCTTGGATGTCCCGCGGGTCGTTCTGCGAACTGCACTTCGGCAATGATGCCATCAGATTGTCGCTTGACAGACAACGCCCGACCAACAGGCAAACCGCCTTGGTCATGGTTCAACAACACAACAGGATTCTTGCGGAAATCTTTGAGGTCTATACCGCTTGGAAGCAAAACTTCGCCATCACGATCAATGGATGTTGTGCTTATCCTCGCCACAACGGTTCGTGGCTTCATTGCCTTTGTATCTTTTTCGATTGTCACATCAAACAGCGCAAGACGTTTTTGTTCGTTCTCCACCACCAACTCCTCGGTTGCCATTTCTATTTCTTCACACTGTTCTTTTTCCATTTGTTCAATCATCTTCGTTGTCCCTTTTCCAAGTGTACAAAATATCGTTTATCCTTCTGAGTATTCCCGAACCCCACTGTTCTTTGCACAGGGTAGTTACTTCGTCAAGTTGTCCATTCCATTCCATGTAGATTGCTTGCGGGTGTTCGTTCATTTGTTTGCATACGATTACAATTCGCGAAGGCTTTTTAGCAGTCATGGCTATAAATCCCATCATAGTTAGGCACCTCCAGTTATGATTACAGGCAAGAGATCGCACATACAATTCGGGTGAATAGGTGGTCCTTGCAGTTCGCGGTAGTTAATTACCATAGTTCGTTTGCCTGCTTTTATTTTGCCACCCATCTTTACCAAAGGCGTATTCAGTTTAAGGTTTTTACCTTTCCACATTTTAGAAATTGCTTCACAAAATACACAGGCTTCAGGTGCAAGTAAGAACTCCTTGCCAATCACAACGCCACTTTGTTTCCAACCTTCAATTTGCCCTGCGGTTCGAGCAAAGGATGTTTCGGTGCGTGCAATTCTTTCGGCTTGATACTTATTGAAAACACCCTTGTTGTATCGCTTCATCTTTCGCAATCTTTTTGCCATTTGGTTCGGTGTCAGTTTGTCGCCAATTCCTTTTGCCAACAGTTGCCTGATTTTCTTTTGGTGCGTTGCCGTTGCGACCGTTCCAACTTGTTCTGTTTGTTGCAGAATGAACGCCTGGGCGCGGGCTGTTTGAACATCGAAGATGGTTGACGCTGCAACAGGTTTGGCTTTGGATGTCGTCGTCATGCCTTCGGTAACAGATTCAATCGCTGCGGTACCCGATTCCTCGACAACAGCTTCCAAGTTTCCGAAAACGGCATCAACCATTTTTTCAGTCCAAACCTCCATTTGCCTGGCGTTCATAACTTCATCTGCTACCAAATCATTCAGCGACGATCCAACGTCATCCAGGTTTTCAATAATATCGTCAGCCATTTTCTGTTGTACGGCGTAGACATCTTTCACAAACTTGGGGTTTGGCTCTAGTTCTTCGAACGCTTTTCCACAACCACAATCTAATTCTTCTTCTCCGTACCACAAACTTTTTTGAGATATTTCTGTTGATTGTTCTGGTTCTGCTGCTTTTGTTTGTATTTCTTCGGTAGGTACTTTGTCCAACTCGCCAACCTGTACATCTGCACCAACAAGATCGAGCGGCATAATGTCCAAGCGAATCATCGGTGTTTGTGATTCGGGCGTTTCAAGTAAAGTTTGCCCTTCCATCTCACGAACTTCGTCAACTGTAAATCCACTCTTGAGCATTGAAGCCCGCTCGTCGATCATTATTTGTTTGTCCTCGATAATGGGGTTATCATGCACCAAAACCAAGCGATCAGACCACATCGAAACAAGTTGTTCGTTCAATGTATCCTCAACCTTTTGCACCAACGGCATTATCGAGTTGCGTAAGAATGTGATGCTGCCTTCCTTTGCGTTGGCTAGGTTTACATCATCACTCGTAATCAAAGACTTCGGTACACCGAATGCAATGGCGATCTTGTCACGCAGGACATTATCCTGCTCAACGCTTTCAAGATCACGCGGCGTTCTGCCAAGCGGGGTGATGTCACCTTCGCCTGAAAGGATTGCAACATTCTCTCGGCGGTTGAATAGTTTGGAAAACATCTTTCGCCATTCGCTGCGGAATGCTTTTTTCTGATCTACGCTCATGCCGTTCTTTGCAGTCACAACATAATCAGGCGAACCACCTTTGTTGTATATCCAATCTATGAACGCGGCATGAGCGAACTCGGCATCAACTGTTTTGATCCAAGCCTCCAACGCACCGAAACCGCCAAGTGGGTCGAACGGATCGAAACACCTGAACCACAACACATCTTCTGGCTCAAAAGTTTTCTTGCTTGATCCTGTGCCGTACTCGAACCCACTTATGAACCTGTCCGCATCAGGCATAACCTTCATGTATTGCGGTTGCATTCGCCAAATACTTGTCGGCGGTTTGTTTGGATTTGGTTGCACCTTGGCATGGAACGAACGCCCGAAGATGTCCATATCCGCATAGATTGATTCTCGCCAACTAAAACCTTCGGTGTATTGGTTTACATTTGTGAGCAAAGTAAGTAATGGGTGATCCGTCAATTCAACCATGTTTTCCATGTTGCCACGGATTTTGCCTTGCACCTTTACGCTTGGCGTTACAGACATTCGACCACGCAAGAACGCTTTTGTTGTTGGGTCTAAATCCATTGCACCAAAGTTGGTCTTGCGCATTTGCTTGGGGTTGCCTATTGCATACAATCTGAGAGGGATGTTCGCTGCTGTT